TAGTTCTAAACGGAACATTAATATTTAAACTAATTCCAGACGCTCTATCTTGAAGCATTCCAAGAGCAGTTGCCGTCCCTGCCACTTGCGATAAATCATAACTTTTTTCAAAATATCTTTCGCAATACCTCAATTCATCGGCAAAAGTTCTATTTTCAAACGGAGTTGCAACATCTCCTTCTTCAAGTTGAATTCCCGTAATTAAAAAATCGTTTGATGTTGAATCGCAAGCGTTTACTTGATTGACGGTTGCAAAAAATGATCCAGTTTGCCAAGTATCTTTGGTTGTTTGAAATGTGCTTCCAGAAGCTAAAGTAAAAGTCAAAGCTAATCCAACTCCATTAGCATAATCCCAAGTTCCAGCAGCTGGCGAGGCTGTGAAAGTAATTGTCTTAAATTCCCAAGTATTTGAAACATTAACAGTATATTCTGCAACATAAGATCTGTCGGCTCCACTGTTGCCCAAAGCAACGCAATAAATACCTGTCTTGGTAGCTTTAACCCAAAAAGAGATTGTGATTGTTTTTTGTGCTAAAGGAACAAAATTATAACCTTCAATCTTTTGTGATATTCTTACTAAATCACCCGAAGCAATTGAAGAGTCAACCGTTTGACAATCTGCTTTGAGTGAGTATTTAAAAAGCCTACCCGCTTGGGCTACTGTAGGAACATCGCTCGAAAGAATAATATCGTGAACTGCACTGCTTATTTTTGAATAAAACCATCTATCGGCGGTGTAAGCACCGTCGGCAACACTTGTGAAAGATGTTCCTCTTTGCCAAATGTTATAATCGCCGTTAATTATTGCGTTTTTATTTGATGGTCTATTTTGCAGAGCCATCGCTCCGCTTCCGTTGAATATTAAAACTTTGTTTGCAGATGGAGTTAAATTTGCAAAATTTGAGAGATTGGTTATGCTAGCCAATCCGGCAAGTGTTGAAAGATTTGTCGCAGATGGTTGCGCACTAAGAGTAGTGCGGGCTTCCGCAGCATCCGCATCATTCAATAGAGTGGCAATAAATGGCGACACATTTGCTTTGTCAACATCTGCAAGTTTTATAAGAATTAAATCACCAGAGCCATCAAAAGCTAAAATATTATTGGCGCGATTTGTTGGTAATTGAAGCGACCCACCTTCTGCATCACTTGGCGCCAATCTAAACGATCGTGAAACATCGCGTTTTAACTGCTGTGCTACCGTCAAAATTCTGGTGAGTTCGCTATTTAAAACATCGGCTTTAAAAGATCCACCAGTTGAAAATTGAGTGCTTCGGTCAATCGGTACTTCTCTATTTATAGAAACCTTAGCCCCAGCGGTTAGACCAACATTAAAAACTATCTTACCGCCATCCATTGGTAGATCAGCACTTCCGATAACCCCACCATCATTTTTTCTAACTACATAATCAGTAGTTATCGTTTTTAAAATATCATTTACATAAACTTTAATATCGCTTTCTGCAAAAATATAAAATGTAAAAGCAAATTCCGTCTGCGCGCTAGAAGCGACATACTGGTTTATTGGAGTTTCGTCAGTTAAATTTGGTATAGGCATGGCTTTTATTTTTTAGTTATCCCCATAGAATTATTAAATTCCTCCATCATTTTGTCAAGGATTATTCTTATACCATACATATTTTGATAGGGCATCATTTTTCTAACTTTATCTGTGGTGCTACGCCTTACATCGCCACTAAGCACATCGCCACTTACAGCCAACACATCTCCAGCTAATTTTCCTGTTGGGCCTAATAAAGATTCAATACGCCCTCTTTGAGAATATCTAGCCATAGGTTCTGTCCCAAAAATTTTTGATAAACCCAATCTATTTCCGGAAGAAGCTTCAATCATATTATTGGCATCAAAAAACCAAGCCATCAATCCGCTTCTATCAACACCTTCTACAAGCATTTGTTTTGGGTCGTCTGTAAATTCTTTTCCGGCTACCGCACCTTTTAAGTAGGACGATAATATCCCTAAACCAACCATAGCTGTTGCCGCTTGAGCGGTTTTAAAATCTCTATCTTGAAGCATAGGTATCATAGTTTTTTGCACTGAAGAAAATGCAAAAGATTTAAATTGGCCAAGCAAACTCAAGCCACCTCTTGACATCCAAAGAGGTGTCGAAGACGCACTTGGCGTCAAAATAATTCGATTTGCTTCTTTTGAAATAGCTGAAGTGTATATGTCTCCAAGTTCAGCAAATTCTTCATCCCAATTAGCTACATTTGGCATCATTAAACCTTTGTAATCCTCACCGTGTTTAGCTACTTGTTTGGCTATTTGTTTTGCCATAGTTTCGCTAATACCGAATTCGTTTAATTTTGCCAAATCTTTTGGTTTAATTTTTCCCGAAACTACTCGAGTTATGGCGCGATGAACATTGTTTTGGATAACCATAGCCGCCAATGTTTTAAATCCTGAGTTCCAAAATGGAACTAAAGTATGTTTCATAAATTTTGAACTGACCACATCTAATCCTCTTTCAAATTTAGAATTTTTTGCAAAGTCTTCAGTAAGACCGTTGAGACCACGCTCTCTAGCACTATTCATTAAAAGCTCAGTGCCTATGTTGAAACTTCTTAATTCACTTTTATATTTGGTAAAATATGCTCTGCCTTCTGCAGAAGATGCTAGTTTAACCAACGGAACCAGACCGTCATTAAAAACAGGGGCCAGACCATTAACTAAAATTAATTTTGCCGGATCTGATACGGCAGCAATAACGGCTGACCCTAGCATCCTTAAAACATTTACTTGTTTTATTATTTTTGGAACTCGGTATAACCAAGAACTAGGGTTAGCAGTTATGCCGTAAGTGCCAAGCAATCTATCTCTAACCGATAATAGATCGTTAATATCTTTTTCTTCTTGTTTTAAAAGTTTGTTTAATTTTTTTGGTTGGTCTTCTACCAAAGCCATTTTTTTTGCGTATTCCTCTCTAATCTCTTTTACAGGTAAACTTTTTGCATCGGTAAAAGTGTCGTCTAAAAACTCAACACCAAAACGCCTAGCCAATTCTAATCTAGGTATCATCGATTTTGCATAAGTTGTCATTAACTCATCAATATCGTTATTTAAAAAATCTTCTATCTCGCTATCGTCTATCGTAAATTTTCGACCTTTTTGCGAACTGGCGCTACCCGATACCCCAATTTTATTGTGAAGCGCCATAGATCTAGCACCAATAATATTGCGCCTAATGCTTTGAGCAGCTTGCACAAAAAACGCTTCGTCTTCTAATTCTAAAGCGGCCTCTTTACGAGGTGATTTAGAATCTGCTGCTTCTCTTTTTAACCAATTTTTTGTGATGGTTAAAAAACGAGGCGACTCTTTTATAATTCGATCTACACCATACATCCGGTTTAAATATGGCTTTTTCATTAAAACTTCAATATCGTCGACTTCAAAAAAATTCTTAACTTTTATACCTTCATCAGCAATATTTTTATAAATATTTTTATGGATAAAACTAGCACTTTCAAGAGCTTCAGGTATGTCCGATACTAAACCTCTACGAATAGTTTTAGCAACTTCTGTTTTAAATTCTGGCTCACTTAGTCGGGTTTTAACTTGCTCGCCTTTTAATCTTTGTTTATATTTTTTATAGGCTTGTTTTCTTTCAAAAAGAGCGGTGGCCAAACGACCTTCTAACACCCCTTTAATTCTAGTTTCAGCGGCTTCTTCGGTAGGTATACCTTTCCAATTCTTTTTTAATTTAAATGGGACTTCCGCCATTTGTTGAAACCATCTACGAGAACTCACCGCTGGCGACTGCAATATACGCAATCCCGGATCTTGAAACCCTAAAACTTTTTCGACATATGCTGCACTTTGAATGGTTTCGTCATCAAGAGTAGTATCCATTGGTTTAGCCGCTGAGCTTAACGATTTCGGTTCAGCAACAACACCCGATTCTTTAATTAATGCTAGCTCGTCTTCGTCAATATCCATGTCTTTTTGAATATTATCTTCCATATTTTTAAGCATTTGTGGGTCAGATTTAGCTAAAGATTTATGGAGAGCCCCGCCTAATATTCCGCTCAATAAAGTAGATGAAGCTATGTTTGACGCAGATTCGCCAAAAGTTCGCGTAAGGTCTTGATCTTGTATAACTGCTTCTTGTAAACTTGTTGAAGTCATACCAGCTAACGCTACTTGTGCCGCACCAGTTAACATGTTTTTACTTTTAACTGCAAATTTTGCAGCTGTCCCAAATGGGATAAAATTCAACGGCTCTACTGCTTGACTAGCAAAACCAGCTACCACACCCATCCAGCCAGATTTTTGAATAATTTCGTTGTTTTGTTCTTTAAAATCAATATGTTCTTTTATAGAATTAAAATGGTCTTGATTTTCAGCATCCGTAAATAGATCGCCATAGACATCTTTTATGTTGTTGGGCAACCCGTCATACGCAGATGACCAATCAAAATTAGGATCAAAAGATTCTTTACTTCTTGTTCTATTAGCAACCATAGAACCGATTGAGGTCTCTGTTAAAACTTGAGCGCCTAATGCTTCTACAAAAGTAGGTTCATAATCTAAACCAACTTCGTTTTTTAAAGGCTGTTCAAGTTTATCCGCATACCTTTTTAGATCTGGTAAAATTTGTTCTTTTGAAGCTATAAACGGCATAAGTTATTTTTTTGGCGTTAGTAAATTCAAAGTGCTTTCCATAGGCACCGTAATGTTTGGAACTGTTGGCTCAACAGGTTTATCTTTTAAAAATTCTTTTCGTTTTTGTAAAGCAATATTTTTTCTTAATTCAGTATTGTTTCCTGGAGTCCACGAATCTAAATCATTATCAGAAACAGTTTCAAAAACGCCATCTTTATTTTTAATTATGACACGATAAGTTGGAGACCCTGTATTCCACATTCTAGCTGTCTCTATGGTGTCTTGAATAAAAACATTATTTTCGTCAATATCTTTATATTTAGGCAACGCTTTAACATCGTCAATTAAGCGTTTGCGTAAATCTTCGGGCGCTATGTTTGGATATGCTTTTTCAACTGGGTATTTTACTAATTTTTTATCTCCGTTCATTGAAGATGGTCCCCAAAATTTAGTAAGAGATTTTTCAGTTTGCGCTTCCGCAATTTTCTCATCACCGTTTGTGTAGATATACCAAGACTCATACATCTTTTCGTAGTCATTTAGCAGTGCTTGGTTATAACCAAGTTGCGGGTCGTCAGGTAATCCTGGTGAGAAAAAACCAGCACCAATAGCTGTTTTAGCTTTATTTAATCTTGTTTTAATATCTTTGCCTATATTTTCTTTTAGTTGCGTTTTTAATAGGCCTATTCTAGCTGGATTTAATGATTTCTGTAAATCGTCTACTCTTGCAACTGCTTCTAAATTAGGTGTCCCAGATTTAACCAATTCATTGATCATAACCGCTTGGGCAACATCTTTGTCTTCAATATCGTCTAGCGCTTGAGGTTTTACATCTTGTATGCGACCAACTAAATCGGCATAGAAAACTTTATCTTCCGGATTAGCCCCTCTAAAAACACCGCGCAACCTAGACTGTAATTCGTTAGGAACCACACCAACTTTATCAATAAAATTTACAAGCATTGATTTCTGTGCTTCTGGTGGGAGCCCTTCCATCTGTTGTTTCACTGCATTTTTATAAGTAAAATCAATTGCTTTTTTATCGCCAGCATCTTTTGGATCTAAATAATCAGTGCCTTGTAATGCTCGCGAAACTTTTTCTAATTGAGCCATTTCATCTAGACGCTCTTTATTTTTTGCGTCTAAAGTTTTAAAAAGACCCGCTTTTTGATCTGGTGTAATTATTCGGCTTTGTTCCAATCTAGTGATTTCGTCATAAGATGCTTGCCCCCTACTCGCCCTAATTTCTAGCTCTGCACCTTTTCTTGCTTTTGCTAATTCTTGTTCAGCTTTTTGTTGGGCAAAAGCTTGAGCGTTAACATTCCGCAATTGATTGTCGTAAGCATTTAATTGATTTACAACAGCTTGCTTTTCGTTAATGTCCAAACCTTCAATATCTGTTTTAGAGATATTAAGAATCGCTTTAGATCTTGCGTCATCCGATAACCCTTCTAAGCTAGCCTTAAAGCTAGTGGTTATTAAATCTTTTCTAAAATCTTTTTTAACTAAAATAGCTTCTTCTGAAGTAATGTAGTTATGCTTAACTTGAGCATCTAAAACAGCGTTATATTTTGCAATTTTTTCTTGATAACTTTGAAGCTCAATTTCAGTTTTTGGCGACGGGTTGTTAAAAATGTCGTCCTTAATAATGTCCAAAGAAGCGGTTAATGATTTTTGCGCATTCATTTCAGTTTGCCTAAAAAAATCATCTTGGCTTCTGACAGTTAAAATGGCTGCTCTTTTTTCAAAACTTTGTTGATAATATGGTCGAATATTTTCAGGCAACTCCTGTAATTTTCCTTGCATATAACCATTTAAACGCTCCGCAAGTTTTTCTGGATTATTGCCTTCAGCTACATTTTCATTGTAAAGCTCATTAGTTTTTGTAATATCTGCGACCTCTAAATTAGCCAAATACGCATCTTTTTCTTTTTCTAATGCGTTTTGTGAAATTGTAGCTAGCCTAAAAAGAGAGTTTGCGGTTCCTTGACCTGCATCGGCTATCGAATTAAACATTTGCATGGCCCCTTCAAAAGCAGGACTCGCATCTACTCTCAAAGTTGGAACATTACCAGCGTTATTAATTTGAGCTTCAAATCTAGGAATAGTTGGTCTAGTCATAACCCTCCAAAAATATCATTAGCTAAATAATTGTCGCCCGTTTTTTTTGCCTTGTAGCCTGCGTATCCTTTTAAACCCATTTGTAAAAGTGAACCCCCAGAACTTATGGCATTTGCCCGACGCAAACTTTTATTTGCGGATTGCTGTGCACCAAAATTAAATTGCGATGTTGCTTGATTCATTTGAAAACCTATTTGTCGGGTATCAGTAAATAATTCATTTAATCTTGTAGCTTCTGAAGCTCTAGAAACATCAGCAGTTTGAATACCAATAAAGGTTCCAGAACTTAGACTTGCACCAGATGAACCAAAAATTGCATTTTGAGTGGCCAAAACCTGTTTCAATTCTCTTTGTCTAGCGAGTTCTGCTTGAGCAGATTGAGTTTTTTCTGCTTCTTGTGCCATACTTAATTGAGCTTTTTCAACACTTAACGCCTGACCTTGAATTGTCCCTGCTCTTTTTGACATCACATTCTGTTGCTGCAAACTGTATCCAGTAGCTGCTGTTGCAAGTGCAGTAGACGCTATTAGTAGAATAAGTGGAAGAGCCATATTTTTTATTTAATTGCAACAACAACTGCTAGAAGATTAAACTCTAACGGTTGTTCTTGAGTTATTTCAATCTGAGTGTCCCTACCGACACCCGCTAAATATATTTTTTTCCAGCCCGAAAATAGTGAGACTGGGGTATCTAAAACATTCGACCCAAAAGAATCAAATGGCGGGGCATATTTTTTATCCCCTATTTTTATAACAATGTGTCTTGCATTTTGCAACAATAAATTTATAAATACAACTCTTTTATAATCTCCAGCTAATGCTTGGCCATTAACTTGTGCTTGAATAGGCATCAATTTCACAATAGAAAAAAAAGAAAAGCCTATCTCAATTTTAGAAACTTTCTCAGAACTGGTAATACTACCTGACGCAACAACTTCATTTTTTAAAATAAAGCTATCTCCTTTAACTGCTATTTCTTGTCCGTTTAAATAGCTGACTCCGCTCCAAGAATTAGTAGGTGTAGCATTAGTCGATATTGTTGCCGCATCTAACGAATATGCTGAATCGAATTTTTCGATAAAACGAACCGTCGCACCATTAACCGTGCGTTTAACAATAGTGTAGACATCAAAACCTACAACGCAAACTTTTTCGTATTGCCCATTTGTTTCAAATAAAGACCAAGCCAATAGTTCTTGATCCCTAGCCACATTTAACACTGCCATAGTTCCATCGCTATTTACCGCAAAATAATAATCTGCAGGGCTATCCGCTCTTGATTGCCTCACAGCTACTGAAACCGGATTTTTAATTAGATGTGGTGAAAGAACTGAAATGTTTCTTGCGTTGTAATTTTGCTCTAACTCATTATAAACAAATTCTCTAACTACATTTCCCGAAGCTTCAACAAATAGAGTGGCTCCACCAACTGCTTTAGGTTTAATTCGGCTAGCACCATGAGAAGTGGCTTTTGCTATAGCTAAACTATTTGCGGTAATCGGGCTACCTATAGCGGTGCTAATATAAAACTCACCGCCTGTTGTGTAGATTTGTAGGTTTCTTCCGGACACAATAAACAAAACAGCATTTACCGCATTGTCATCAATCGTAAAGTCAATTGCATCGTCGGAATCGCTACTGCCTATATCAAAATTAAAAAAATCGCCAACTACAGAACCCCAAATGCTTTGCGGTCTTTGGCCAGAATTTGCCACCCACAATCTATTTTGGTGAAAACTTCCGCAAGATGGCCAACCTCTAGTGTTGGACCAACTTATTTCATACCCGGTTTCTATCTCCCAATTACCTTCTAAAATATTATTAGTGTTTGGAAAATCTACTTCTATCCGACATTTAACTTGAGTTGAGCTAATAAAAGAAGTAATTCTAGCAATCCCACCTTGTTTGTTGTAAATATATTGACCAACATAGGAAGCATTAAAAACAGCATGTTGTGCCGTAAATAAAACATCTCTTCCGCCTGTAGCACTAGGTGCTAGGTGCCCGTTAGGCGTAATTATGGTTAATGCACCAAAAGCATACCAAGGTGCGTTTATGTAATTAATTAACCCAACCGTCCAAACAGTGTCGCTAGTTCTAGTTATTTCAATAGAGTTAAAACTTTTATGAAATAAAAAAAGTTTATCCGCAGATTGCGTAAAATCTAACTCTTCAATTTGTGTAAGCGTTAAAGAGTTAATTGGAGATGCGGTAATCGTAGTTTGTAAAATACCATCTTTAAAAACTTTAAACTGCCCCGCAGAAAAAACCAATAAATATTTTTGTGTTGTTGAATACTCAAATTCGATTTCTCGAGACGCTGCGTTGTCAGTAGTATTAGCTATGTATCTAGACCCTTCTCTTTTGGTTAGATGTTGTTGAGGATTCACATACACATTGCGAAGTTTTTCCGCACCTTTATAATAAAGGTCATTATCAAAACCACCTTTTAGCGATGGCCCTAATTCACCAGAAGAAAAACCTGTTTGAACTGTTTTGACCCGTGCTTTTGCCATTAGTTTCTAATACTGGTTAACGATAATAATTCTTGTGGTATAATACTAGCACTATTATTTTGAGAGTCAATAGCCCGAGCTTGTATAAGTTGCGCCCTAATTAATGATTCTAAATTAGCTGTTTTACTTTCGTCTTCTAGTAAACCAAAAGCAAGAACTTTGGCCATTTCTAGTGCAAGCAGATATTCAAAATATGCCGGAAAATATTGAGCGTTAACTTCATATTGCATTGAAATGTAAAGCGGATCCGCATCAGTGTATAATTTATTTTCAAAAATTTGGTGGTTAATGCTTGGGTTTTGTTTACCTACAAAACGCAAAAAATCCGTTGGTATTTGATATGCAAAAGCATATCCGTAAAGTGGTGTAGAAGACAGTTTACTGAGCTGTTCTTGTCTAATTGAAAAACGCCAATAGTGTTTTTGAAGTGTGCTTCGTTTTAAAGTCGGATACCATTTAGCGCAGAGTCGCGCTTCCCTAGTTTCGTCATCAAAACTAGTTATTTCATCCGCACCAATTAATTGAAGTGCTTTAGAACAAACATTAATATCAGCGTCATTTATGGTCATAAAATATAAAATTGTTATCGGCTAGTATTGCTACTAGCCGATAATTTAATTTAGTCAGCATCAGCTGCAGCTAAAACTACGCCGTCAGTAATATCTACTACTCCAGACGCGTTTGCGTTTACATAAGCTTCTGATACCACAGGCGTCCCACCAGTGCTAGTGAAAAGTTTTATAATGTCTAAAGTTCTTAAAATTTTAGACGCACCATTAAAATACCCTGCGGTATTTACATCCGCAAGAGCGTCTGGTGTAGAATAAATAAAAATTCTTGGTAAATCAGTGCCGTTTTGTGCGACTACTGCCAAGTTTGCTAAATTTAAAGCCATAAAATAAAAAATTAAAGTTAAAAAAATAATTATACACTTGCTTTTGCAGCATCAGTACATTGAATATTGATAATGCCTTTTTCTTCGATAACTTTTGAACCGCAAGAAAAGAAACAAGTAATTAAATCCGCGCCTTGAGTTGGGATATAATTTTTTTCAACAGTCATGTCTTTATTTACGACAAAACCTAAAGCCATTTTTTGAATTGCGTAGCAATGACGAATAGTGCTAGCCAAAACTAAACCCACTTCGTTTTCAATTTGCCCAATAGCTTTAATGTTAAAACCATAGTATCCAGGTAAAGTTCCGGTAGTTAAAACTTTTTGACTGTTGTAGTCTGAGCTTGCAACTTTAAGATCTTGAGTAAACTCATGAAAGTTATTAGCATGCACCAATAAATTTCGCTCGTTGCGATCAATGTTGCCATTATCGTAAAGTTTAGCAGCGGCAGCTAATTTTGCCACATTTAAATTTGTAGCCGATCCACCCTCGTTGGTTCCAACAACATTTGTATAACCAGTCCCTCTTTGCGCTTCTAATGCGTTGATAATGATCTGGTCCATTTTTCTATTTGCGGCAGCAGCTACAGCATAAGCGGCTTCGGCTTTATCGTCAAAATTAACTTCGCCTTGCAAAAAAATATCAGAATAAGTCGACACATTGTATCTAGCAATAGAAACTTCAACTTTATCAGTTGATTGGTTTTCAGAAACTAGTGGGGTGCCTACTACTCTTTCAATAGCTCTTAAAGTTCCGTATTTTGGAAATTGAGTTGAAGTTCCCGGAATTTGACGAACACGACACATCTCTCTTAAAGTAGATTGGTCTTTTTGGTATGCTCTAAAAACTTCGGCTTCGAATGTTTTTAGTTGAAGTTGGTTGGTTTCAATATGAATAGTCATAAAAATAAAATTTGTTGTTAATCAGAATAAATAAACCGATTAAGGGTTAATGCCTTAGTCTTGCGTTCTTTGAGTTTTACGCCAAAAACCGCACTCCTGAGAGGCCAACAAATTTTAGTTGGGTAAGTCTAGTTGTGCAATGATAATGATAATTATTATCATTATCATTGCAAAAGTCAACTACTTTTTTTGTGCTTCTTCAAGTATTTGTTTTCTTGCTGCGTTTTCCATTAATTTCATATACTCTTGTTTAGCTTTGCTATCTATATCAAAATCTTTTCCGAGCTTTTCTCTATAGGCAAACGCTTTTTCATAAAGCATTTTTGAGCTTTCGCTAGTATTTCCGCCCATGCCTGCAGCAACAGGTATGCTGTTTTCTTCCCCTCTTGGCAACATATAGCGATACAAAAAATCCAAAGCTTGCGGGTCGCCCGACAATGTTTGGAATATTTGTTGATCCTCTTTAGGCAAATTTTGATTAAAAATTTGAAGCCTACCAATTTTTATATCTGCATCTGCGCCCAATACTTTTTTAAAGTCTTCGGCAGTAGGTGCGGGTTCAGAACTAGTTTTTACAAAATTCTCAACTAATTTCGAGACTTGTTCCTGGCTTAGATTTAATTCTTTAAAAATAGGTAGCATGCTTTTAAGCTGTGGGTCTTCTGCAGCGTTAAAGTCTTTTAGGTCCTCAACCGCACTGAAATCAAATGTATATTCTTCAGGTGCTTTTGGTATTTTAGTTTCGTAATCTTTTAATTTTGTGGTAAGGTCCCGAATATATTTTCCAGATTCGTTATACCCTTTTACCAAATCTTCAGTGGTCTTGTATTTCCCAGCAAGTAGTGCTTGTTGGGTTTCGCTCCCAGTAGGTTGGTTAACTACAGGGGCAGAAGTCTCTTTTGCTACTTCTGGTTGGCTTGTATTATTGTTTTCTGTTGGCATGATATTTTTCTACTTTGATTATTATTTTTTCGATTTTTCGATAAAAGTTAATTTCACCTTCTCTGATCGCCATTTCGATAGCACTATTAATGCCATCGTTTTGCAAAATTAAAGGTGGTTTTTTAAAGGCTATTTTTTCCAAATATTGAAGAGATTTTTTTCCTTCTTCCGTATTAAAAAATTTTGCCAAAAAAAATTCTTCTGCAACGGGTTCCGAAACTTTTTGTTTCGCCCCTTGCCCTATGTTTTCGATTTCGTCCCAACTCATGTTAAGCTATTTGAGGTTGTTGTGGTTGCCCTGCCATTTGTGCATTTTGTGCCAATTGGTTTATCTGCTGTAATTGCTCTACAGTAGGTAAAACTTCAGTTGGCACATTCATTTTTTCCGCTAACGCATTGGCAAAACTAATTGGATTGGTCATTACTGCCATCATATCTGGGCCAAAGAAAGTGCTTATTGTTTCGGCATAGCGAATCATAGCATTTATTTCCTCTTCCGATTGAGCTTTTGCTAATGGCGAAATGTGTTCGATAGATAGATTAACACCGTCTACTTTAAAATCATTTAAAACAATTAAGCCAAGTTCTTCCAAAATATGCATGCCTCGGTTGATGATCGCTTTCACCCCTTCAATTTGAATCCTGCCGTAAGCGCTTCCTAATAGTTTAGAAACTTGTTGCGCACGATAAGAAATTTCAGTGGCGCTTTTAACTGGTGCGTCAATTTCGCCAAGCGGATCCACCATCAATATCGAGCGAATTGATTTTTTTAAATTTTCTAAAATAATTTGACCAACATTAAAATTAGCGCCGATCGGTAAAGCCGCTAAACTCGGTCCATTTGGATTACCTGGATTTGAGCTAACGGGTATGCACGCGCCTGGTTCTATTCGGATATTGTCGAGACTTAACACGCCATCATCAACCGCCGTCCATACGCCAGCAATAGCTAACGAAGCGTTTTTTAGAATCAATTCATTGGTTTTATTTAATGTTTTACAATCGGGCAAAGCATCTAAAACGGGTCCTCTACCATAAACTTCGCCTGCAGATAAACCGTAGCGAACAGTTATCCAAGGCGACGAGACCATTTCTCTTTCAACTAAAATGGTAGTGTCGTGTAAAACATAATATTTATACCCGTCAACTTCGACTTCTTCCATTGCGTTCCCAACAACTTTTTTAATTTTTATTTTTGCTTTTGTGGTGCACTCAATAATATTTATTTTTTCTGCTGGTTTATCTTTTATTTTATTTTCTAGCTCAGCGGTTAATTTTATGTCCCGCCAAGTCTCGGCTAATAATTCGCCTTCCAACGCCCATTTTCTAAAATGGCTTTTAACGGTGCCATCAGCGCCCCGTTCTAAATACATCTCTGCTAATGGGATGGCACTAAAAATAAATGGGTTATCGATAGTCCCTTTTTGTAAAAGTAAAGATCCTGTTCCGATCAATAGATCCTCCAACATTTCAGCAATTTGTGTGTCAAAATTGGACGCAAAAAGAGCGCTAAAAAAAATGTCGGTTATTTTGTCTAACGCTTCGTTGATTTCTTTTAGTTTATCCGGCGCTTGAGCATATTGTTCTTTTAGCCTTCCGCCTAATTTTAAACCCGCGAATTTTTTTTGCGGTGGAAATATCGAACTATGCAAATTTGACACCGCTTTTCTAAGTGCGTCCTGACCAGTAGAGTCAAAAATAACCCCCCCACCAGTGCTGCGCTTCTCCCCTTCCATGGTCGTATTGTCAAAAGTATCTCTGTTTGGCGAAAAATATTTAAAAGCTTCCTGATAAGTAGTCTTAAAATTAGACCTTTTGCTTTCAGCAACCTCAAACTTAGCTTTTAATTTTTGACCTATGTTGGATGTTTCTGTCATTGTTTTTATTTTAAGTTATTTAAGTTAAAACTTAGTTAACGCGTTTTCTAGTGCTGTTTGTGCTCCTAATCTGATTATTTTTGGCGGTGGCGGCGTAGGTGTAAAAGGGGCATATATTTTCTGTCTTTCCCCCATTCGACCACCTTGCCGTCTTCGTAGGCCAATTAATTTTTGGGTATTCTCTGTAGAGGTATCTATTTGTTTTGCTTCAATATCCGCTCTTTGTTTCGCAAGTTCGGCTTCTTGCGCTTTAGCTGCTTCAACTTGAAAACTCATATCTGGTGCTTTTGGTTTTTTTCCCATAAAATATTAATTTAAAGTTAATGCGCCTTGTTTGCGTAAGTGCTTGTAAAGGCCATAGGGGGTGATACATCTTGCATCTGTTTCACCCAAAAAACCTTTAACCACACTTACGCAAGTTCGAGGTGTAAACCAAAAATTAGCTTTTTCTTTAGTATTGTCAAGTTCTTTTTTTAAATATAGCACTTTAGCGTAGCGCAATATTTCATTAAAATAATCACTACTTACACAATAGCAACCTATATAGTTAAGATATGGATTGATTAAAATAAAAACATTAATGCTGGTCTTTTTCATTAAAAAACAATGCCCAAAATTTTTCTTTAAAAAAATATTAAACCATCGATCTGTATCCACAAATACCACAAAAAATTCTTCCATATTAAAATACCGACCATTTATTCGTTGCTATGTGTGTTTTTGTTTCCGCGTTTTTTTTACCTAAAGTAATTTCTCTATACTCGCCCGTCGCCAGACACACATATTGGTGTGCATCTTGGATGTGCGAATATTGGTTTTTTTCTGGTTCCTCCATATATCTATCGGTGCCAGAAACATTGAGTTTTCTGAACTTATACCCGCCGTTAAAACCTTTGCGAAGAACGGGACATTTTTTCCCGTCCAAAACAAATCCTGGTTCACCGTTAACTAATTTATTTAACCGACTAATCACCCCTTCTTTTCTAATTGCTAATTTATTTGATGGCGCCGGCATCACTTTAATTCCTTCGGATTTAAAAATATCGAAAGCCGTCTTTTGATGCTGATCTTTAAAGCATCCTGACGGATCCCCATAAAACCGACAATCAGAACCTGGGTAATCTGTAGCCAGTTTTGTTTTTAATATTTTGGCAAAATCTTTCAACGCACAATCTTCAGAAGTAATTTCTTCCAAAGCTCGCCATTGACCAAGTGGCGTGTCTTGCTCAATAATCGCAGCCGGAGTATTCCCGAAATCGAGACCAATATGTAGTGACCTATTTGCAATAGCTTTTAAATTTGAAACACAGTGTATCGAGTCCTTATAGCTCGAGCCGTAAACGGGTTTCCCGTCCTGAATAGTTCCATACTGACCGTGCACAAACACCGAAATCCATTCCGGATCTTTACCCGCGATAATTTGCTCATAATAATTTTTTGGCAAATTTTCTCTGTTTTCTGCTTCCTTTGAAAGACCAGACGGTTGCGAAAAAAATTCCCAACCTGCTGGTGCCTCAACTTCGGCCATGCGATACCACCAATGATCATCATCTGGTGGGTTCGTATCCATAATGACACCAAACCATGTCGGCCAATTCTTATCCGCCACATTTGCTGGTTTATCCTTTTTACTCGGATACCTACCAACCCGACCAGTTGCGGCGTCAATGATGTTTTTGTGCATGAATTTGGCTTCGTTAAACCAAATCCCAGTCAATTCTAACGATAACAGTTTTTTAACATCGTCTGGTCGATCCAATGCCAAAAAAATCACTTCCATCTCCATGTCTTGAATACGAACATGGTGCGTAATCGGTGGTTTCCGGTTCATCTTACCAAAAACCCTCTCTGGAAACCAATCCAACCATGTCTTAATTGTAGTTGTTTCTAATTCCGGTCCCGTATTCCGCACTACCGCCCAACGCGTTTTTCTAGTGCCTTCTACACCTTTGGCTTGCTCTCTCGCTCTCTTAAAAATCTCCATACAACAAGCCACGGATTTACCTGAACCAATCGGACCTTTAATCCCGCGCACAAAAGCTTCTGAATTGTGGAAGTTCGCACACACTGGACTTGCTGTATACTCAAGTGAGAAAGTTGCTGGCTTCTCCATTACGCTAAAATATCCGTTTTGGCTGCTTCTTTTGCAATTTTTGCGGTTTCTTTTGCCGTTTTTGCTACTTTTGGCACTACATCTTCAATACCAGCCGTTGACACGCTTGCGGTGGCTACTGGTTTTTTTGGTGCTTGAAGCGCCATTTCACTATGGATACCCGCCCAATAATAAATATTGGTGATTGGTTTAACTTCGTTGCACACATGGCACTTACCCAATAAAACTGTAGCTACTGACGAATCGTTTCGCCAAGTGGCACCATTATGCTCAGCGCAAGAGGTGCAAATAAGATGGACTTTCTTTTGATTTTGACTCATTTTTTCCAAAATTTAGTTTAATTTCCGTGCCAGACGACACAGATTCGATAGCACCAATTGAGGTCTCACCAACCAAATCAATGCTTTTTTTACTTTTTTCAATGCTCCCACCAGTGTTAATCTGGATCAATACTTGCGGAGTGTTGTTGCTTTCAGCTGCGGTAAAATTACCAGTGGCCTTTAGCATATGCCCTGCCATAGTAGCCAATGCGCTAGCCGATTTGGAATCACCAGCTTTGTAGCTATTATGAATATCCCGTAAAATTTCTATCGACCAACCCGCCATTGTCTTACCATCGGCTAATACTGCATCCGCATAACACGCATTTATCTTTTCAATGGTCGCCACAAAATGCGGTTTGCGCATCCACAACCTAAACGCTTCGCGAGAAACACCAACGATTTTTAGCGCCATGTCAACATCTAAATGATTCCGTTTCAACTCTTCAAGAAACTGGATCATTTTTAAAGTGAAAATTTCCACTTCTGGGGCGTCGTAGATTTCTGTCATGTCTTTAGGCAATTTCTTTAATTCCTTTTTTATTTTTTTTTCTAAGTCTTTATACCGAGAACTAATCTCTTTGTTTCCAGACCACTTAAAAGTTTTTTTGGCCATACGCAAAATAATTTACATTTAAAGAACTATGTTGTCAAGATATTTTTTTTCCGTGTATAGAGCAATAATTTTTTATGGGGGCTGATTGGGGGGCAATTATGTGGAAGTAAAATAGGTAATGAGGGGTGGCAAAGTCGATTTTCGGGAGCCCCCTACCCCGCTCCGCCCCTACAGTATCAAGCCTCCCCGCCCCCTACAGAATCAAGGCTTGACAACGAAAATGATAATCATTATCATAACGCCATAAATGATTGAACGCTTGAGGCTGTAGTGTCGCTAGATGCTTGAGGCTGTAGGGTTCATGATGATAATGATTATCGTTATTGTAGTGTTGATGGTACGATTGAACTGGTTGACAAGTACTATTTTATCGTACTTTCACCATACTACTTCCAAACTCAACAACCAACAATACCAATAATCATTATCATGTTTAACACAAACTTTAAATCAATTAAAAACAATGCTACACATCTTTTATATGCAAATTAATAATAATAATCACTCTCAAGTTTATAAAGTTAAAGCAAAAAGTGAATTGTTAGCCTTTAAAAAACTTTTGAATTGTTATAAAAAAGAATTACCAATAAATTTGCATCATATCAAAATAATACAAAAAATAAAATTAATCGATAAAACAAAAAAACAATTTCCTAACTAGTTTCAAGCCTACAGCCCCAACAACCTAACTAGTCCTAACATGTCTAAGACTTTTTTTTATACCCCTCCAAGCCTTGAGGCTCTAGAATATAACTAACATAACTAGTTAAACTCCAACACTATTTAGATTTTATTACCGCTTTTATATTTTCGTATTCGCCCCTTACTACCTATATATTTTTATAAAAAACTTAAAAGTTATATATTATAACTAGTTATGTTAGTTAGCATCAACACATTCTAGGACTAAAGGGGGGGTCGAGACGTGTTATAGACGTGTTAGAATTTTATTTAAAACTAGTTAATATCAACTGGTTGTAGGCGTCAAAGCATACTCAAACTAGTTAGCCTCAACGCGTTCTAAGCTAAAAGCCATTTTAAACTATTTTTAAAAAGACTATTGACAATTATTTTAGTCAATATATATTTATTGAACATTATTTTGAATCAATTTTGAAACAAAATAAAAATAATTTAAAAAGACTATTGACATATTATTTTAGTCAATATATATTTATTGAACATTATTAATTTAACTTTAAAAAAACAATTTATGCAAAATTATTTA